GCCTGATTGCAAGATATTGCCTATATACCCTAACTCCGTACTACCCTGATTAAAATTTGCCATATTGATTAACACTTCCAACTGCATTCTGTATCCCGTTAACCGATGAACTCCAGGCGAGCGCCGTAAGTGCGGTTCGAAGACCCGACGACGTCAGGCGAAAGCAGGAAGCTGAGACCCGCCTGCGAGCCATCATCCCAGTTGCCGCCCGATAGCAAGATATTATTCTCGCCTGAATCGTGGCTGTATAGATAGTCTGGTATGTACGTTGAATCGCTCCCAGCTGTTGCCTTGGGGATAAACAGCAGATTCAATAGTTCCTCATCTTCCAGGTCGCTAATATATCCATCGTCGTCGGTTAAGGGGCTTGCCGAACTAACTTCATAATCTGAGGACGTCCAGTTAGGTGGCCCGATTCCGCTAAAGCTATCCCTTGATAAAATTCTATATCCCGCGTCTACAGCTTCGTAACCGTCGATAAATTCCCAGATTAAACCGTAAGGCGAAGAGACTCCTAACGAGCAGATTGGCGTCTCCCCATCCGTGCCTGTCCCTGTGCCAGTTAAAGTTGGATTGTCTATTTGACTATCTATACTATCCGCTCCTGTGTCCTTGCCCGCATAGCCAGTACCGCTTGCTAGATCAACAACTCCTCGCCCCAGTAGACTTTGTAGGTCTGGTGCTCCCCAGTATATCAGATTCATAAGCGTATAGAGACCACGTGTCCATGGTAAGTATAGCTGGAATCCAGTTCCTATATTTTGAGCATACTGACGAGCTTCCTCAATGTCAAAGTGGCTTAATGTGTTTCCGTCTAAGCCTGAATAATCGCCATTTCCGTGAGCTGGAGTAACGCCTGAACGTGAACCTAAATACCAGGTTGTTCCTCCATCGTCAGAATACGCACAAGCGTTGTAAGCTCCGATATAAGCGTACTGGCGCTCACTGCCGCCGTACTTAAAAGTAGGATTCAGAGAAAATCCACTTGCCGAGTAGTTCGCCAGCCACCAGCGGAATATCCTATCGCCGCCCTCAGTCACCACTTCTCGCCTCTGCCAGCGTTTTCCAAACCTAGCAAAGACGTTATGGGATTTATCCGCAGGGGCGTGGGAATAATCGTCGTCTTCCCATTCTGCTACCTCATTACCGTTGCTGTCTAACACTACCCGCGTTATCTCGTTAAAAAGAGGCATTTCAGCGAGTTCTCCTGTTGTCCGCTCTACTGCGTTGCCGAACTGATCTATACGTTGCCAGGTGTCTTGGGTTTGATTAAATTCTATACCTAAAATCTGCGCATCGCTTAACCTATCTATTACGTCATTGAGGTATCCAGCTGTTACCCGTAGGTGTACTGTACTGTCGGAACTCGAAAAGGTATGACTAGAGGTTGATTCGTTGCGTGTTTGTCCTTGCTGTAATCCTGTGAGGTCGCCCCCGGATATGCCTGTGTACTCGTAGATTGCCCACTCCACCCCGTCTTCTACCATAATGTAGCCGCCTTCATCCGGGAAGTCCGCTGTGCTGGAAGGGGTAATTTTGGTGTCGGTCCCGTGGGCAAAGTCTGAGTTTAAATCAGCCTTTACAGCGTTATTAGTTTTGTATGGTTTAGTCATTTTGCCTCCCTTAGCTCAAAGAAGAAACAATATCGCCCGGTTTCAAGCGGAGCTGGTCCCCTTCATCAACCTGCTTCTCAACTGGAAGAGCCCCGTGATCTAAAAGGTTACCGCCTGTTGCGGCATCCCGTATTCCAACGTGGGTTACTAACCCCCAACTTTCCCCGGCTTCAGCAAATAATATCTCCGTATCGTTTTCTACGCTACGACTGGACGCCGCGGAAAAAGCGGTCGTACATTCCTGCCTGTTGTAATTTGGGGCGTCCACTTCTGTGCCAGTGTCGTCATCACCCGGGTCGTCCGTATAAAGCGCAACGTATAGAGAACTTGGTGGGGTAAAATCCCCCTGATTATAGATTTCATCCAATACATTGTTGGCCAAATAATCTGAAAAAGCCATGATACCACTCCTCTACATGAGTTCTATCGTTATGCCACTAATTTGGCTGTCGCCTTTATTAGTGACTTCCATCTTAAATGGCGTGTTTATATTGCCACTATTGACCAGTTCAATTTTCTCTGGCGAGCTAGACACGTTCTGTGTAATTTTATCCTCTGGTGCTTTTGCGCGCGGGTCAACCGCAATTAGTGTTAAAGTGAACTCCCCCTGGTTGCTGCTTAAACCGCGCTCAACTTGCAATCCACTGCCGTCATATCTAATTGAATAGGTCTTATTGGGCTCTGCTGGAAAGGTTAAATCCATCTCCCGGGGCCTGCCTTCATTGTTTGTTAAATGGTCTGTTAAAGCCCGAATATCCTCTTGCAAGTTTTCCTCATGACCGGCCCTTGTGAAATAACATTCCAGCTTGATTATCAAGCCCGCATAATCCCCGCCGTAGTCATGGCCGCCCGGGCGGTTGTGGTTTTCCTCTATTTTGCCTATGACCTCAGGCAAGGCTTCCCGCGGTGAGTTTAGCATAGAAATATTCAAATCTTCGTTAGTTTTGCTGCCTAGCGTAAAATTATGTGCCATATTTATGCTACCCCCTTTGCTCTGCGCTGGTCATCCCATTCTTCGGTTATCCTGGCCAGCACTTCTTCCAGGCTGGTAATGCCGTTAATATCAACTGTAATCTGGCCGCCATCACCGCCGGCCACTGCCTCTAATTTTTCCACAACTTTGGCAGTGTTTTGCTCTATTTTGTCTAATTTGCCGGCAATTCGCCCGGATTCTTGGTTCAGGCTGCCCTGGCCGGGGTTATACCCAAGGAAATCAAGGATAGGCCCTGGGCCGCCTCTAAGTACGTTTGAAGGAATTACGGCTTCTTGGTTGTGGACGAATCCGGCAATTTGGTCGCGCGGCCCAGAACCTGTCCATGGCGTTCCGCTTTGGTGGCCTTCGCCTTGGTCATTGTTGTTGTTATTCCCGCCACCGCCCCAAATTCTGTTCACGGCAGCCCCAAAGGCCCCGCGGGCGTTGTTCCAAATCCATTGTAACCAGGGCGGCAGATCTGGCACATCTATACCAAAATTGATTTTTGGGGTTAAGTTCATAAAAGTATCCCAGCCCGGCCATTCCGGAAAGATTGATTTCCAGTTATCCCAGCCAATTAAATCTTTCCAGCTGTCAACGGGGTCTATCCAGTTTGCCCAGCCCGGCCATTGAACATCAGCAAAGATTTCTTTCCAACCGTCAAAGCTGGCAAATTTACCCCAATCAACTTTTGACAACTTCGGGAAAAGCGCCTGCCAGCCCGGCCATTCAGCATCTTTAAATAATTGCTGCCAGCCGTCAAAGGTTGTTAAGCTGGCCCAGTCTATTTTCTTAATTCCAAATAATTGCTTCCAGCCCTGCCATTGGGCGTCAATGTATTGTTTCCAGCCTTTAAAAATGGTGTATTGCTTCCAGTCAATTTGGTCAATGCCCGCAATCTCCCAACCCTGCCAGTTCATCAATTTTTTCCAGGCGTTTTTGCCTACTTTCTTTACTTTGTCGCGCAGGTTAAAGGGATCAACTGTGCCAATTACGGTTTCCCAGCCGGGCCACTTTTCGGCTGCTTTATTCCAGGCAATTTCTACCCAGTCACCCAGCTTAAGCGGGCCTACGTTGGCCCAATCCCAGCCCGGCCACTTGTCAAAATCGCCTACCAGGTTTGCCCAGCCCTTAAAACTTGTCCATTTATTCCAATCAATCTGGTTGATGCCAAAAAGCTCTTTCCAGCCGGGCCAGTTTGCTTCTATGTAATTTGCCCACCCGGTAAAAGTCGTCCACTTCTGCCAGTCAACGCTTGCCAGTTCCGGGAATAGCTCACCCCAGCCGGGCCAGGTTACACTTTCGAGTAAGTTTGCCCAGCCCTCAAACTTGGTAAATTGTTTCCAATTTACGTTATCTATGTCTGCCAGTTTGCCCCATTCGGGGAAAATCCAGTCATCAAGGGTTTTCCAGCCTGGCCATCCAACGTAAGTTTTCCAGGCGCTTTTGCCCAGGCTACCAATTTTTGCAACTGCATCCCATCCTGGCCAATCAGATATTACGTCGGGCCAGTCATCTTTTTGAAATGGATTTATAATATCCATCCAAGGTATTTCGCCCCAGTTAATATCCTGCGCCCAATCCGGTGGGTGAAAAGTTTCGTTCCAATTGATATTTGACCAGGGCGGGCCTTCGTTTTCCCAGGTTTCCCAGGCATCAGAAATATCCTGGAAAATTTGCTTAAGGCTTAACTGCTTTGCTTGCAGCCATATTTGGTTTACGGTATGTTCCATGCTGTCCGGCATTTCGGTTTCAAACGTCTTTTCGGCCCAGCCTGCAAAGTCGTCATATTCGGTTTCCTCGGAAGTTATCTTTTTATCTAAAATGGTAATTCCTATAGTTGCGGTTGCTGCCAAAGCCCCCAGGGCTAACGTGGCTGGTATGGTAGAAACAATAGTGGAAACCAAACCGGCCGCGCCTTTTGCCGCAGCGGCGGCCTTACCGCCGGCCCACCAAATTCCTGCACCGGCCCCTGCCAGGCCCAGCGTTAATTTGACAGGATGTTCTATTCCAACATCAACCAGGCTTTTCATGGGCTTTGTGCTTTTTGCCGCGGTCGCTAAATCTTGACCGAATTCTATTTGCGGGTCTATTAAAACGTCTATGGCCCCAAGATCAATTTGCTGGAAGTCCTCAACCGGCTGGCTGCTTTTTGCAGCTGCCGCAAGCTTTTGTGAAAAGCCAATTACGGGGTCAATAATTAAATCTAACTTGCCCGGCATATCAACTTCTTTAAGGGTTTGCCAGGTGTCCTCTTCTTGCACTGCCTTTCTGATATTGCGGCCGAACTTAACAACCGGCCAGACGTCAAAGGGCAAGTTGCCAAAATCAACGCCTTGATTTTTTAGTTCTTCCGCGGATTTATTGCTCATAACCGCGGTTTTTAGGTCACTGGCAAACTTAACTGTCGGCTCTGCGGCCAGGTTTACGCCCACTGTGGCGGCCAAAGCCCCCAGGAATACGCTGCCTGTGCCGCCCGTTATGAAAGCAAATACCGCGCTGCGTATGCCAGCTGCCGCCGTGCCGGCTTCTTGTTGACCAATGCCAAATTCTTTTTCCAGCGCTTCTCCAAGGCCGGTTTCAATATCCCACTTAAAGTCTATGCCGGCCTTTGGTTCAAACCCTGTAAGGTTGCCCAAAGCGTCAGAAATTGTCTGGCCCAGGGCGCTAAATTCCTCTCCAACATCGCCGGCCATGTTCAGGGCTTGTTCTTTTTGGTGCTGCCAGTCTACTCTATCAAACCAGTTCGCAACGGCTTCAATGCCGCCGGCAACTGCGTTAAGCGCGCCCTGGAAAGCTGGCTGCTCGCGGCCTACTTGCCGCAACATACCGACAAAGTTGCCGCCACCTTCATTCCAAAGGCGCTTAAATTCTGTGTTCATGCCTGGCAGCCATTGTTCACTTGCTTTGTCTAAAAAGCCTATAAAGCTGTCGGATTCTTCAACTATTTTAGAGAGTTCCTGGGTTGTTGGTACAAGGCCGTTTTTAAGTAGATCGGTTAAGCCGGGCAGCATTTTGTTCCCAATTCCAATAAATATATCGTTTATGTTATCGCCCATCAGGCCCATCTGGGCGTTGAAGTGTTGCATCTGCTTGCTGGCAACTTCGTCAACTTTGCCGCCTGCCTGTTTTTGCTTTTTGTAATATTCTTCCAGGGCTTCGGAATTGCCCAAAAGCAAGTCAAGCCCTTGCATTGCCCTGTCGTTAAAGCCCATTTTTTCCAGCGCAGCCTGTCTTTCCTGCGTACTCATGCCCTCGAAGGCGTTTTCCAGGTCTTTTACTATATCTATTGTGCTGCGCATTTCACCGTTTTGGTCATACACCTGTACGCCCAATTCTTTAAATACATCGCTGTTCTTCCGGGCGCGTTTTTCCAGGCCCTCTAGAGTCCTGGCCATGATGGTTCCTGCGCGCCGTCCTTTAAGCCCGGCATCTGCAAATACTTCCAACAAAGCTATACCTTCGTTCATGCCAATTCCAAGGCGGTTCATTGCCGGGGCTGCTTTGTTGGTTAAGGCTTCGGAAAACTGCTCTGTGGTTGCGTTGGCATCGGATTCCGCTTGTACCAGGGAATCCATAAGGGCGGGCATCTGGTCTATTTGTCGGCCCAGGGCGCTATTGGCATCGGTGGCCAGTTCTGTGGCCTTTGCCATATCAAAGTTACCTGCCTGGGCAAACTTGGCCATATCTGCCAGGTAGGCTTCCGATTCCGCGGCATCCATGCCAGCACTGGCCAGGTAATATATACTTTCGGCCGCTTCTGTGGCGCTAAACTTTGTGGTTCGGCCAACTTCCCGGGCGGCTTCGGCCAGGTCATTGCGCATACTGTCGGAAACATTATCCATTATAGCAACGGATTCTGTCATTGCGCCTTGGAAGTCAGCAGCTGCAGAAACACTCTTAGCGCCCATTGCGCCAGCTGCAATTCCAACGGCGGCGGTAACGCCCAGGGCAGCTTTTTTGAACGTACTGAGCTTACGCTGCGCGCCCATTATGGCACTATTAAAGCCTGCGGCGTTACCTCCAACCTGTACGCCTACTTGTTTAGTTTCGGCCATATTTGTCTTTCACCCTCTCAATTAGCTTTTTGTCGCCACTGCGCAACTTCTCTCGAGGTGATTCACCGGCCCCCTGGCCGTGCATCTGGTTGTAGACTTCGACCAAATATTCCAAATCCCCTTCCATGAGATTGAACATTGAGTTGGGGCCGGTTAAGGTGTAATTCATTTCGTGCAAAATCCATATTAGCCTTCGTTCTCGCTCTTCGACTTTTTTTTATCGGCCTCATCGCCTAAATCCAAATCCATTTCCCGGTTGTCCGGATGGTTGTAAAGGTTGCCGACAATATCCAGCAACTTTTGTACAAAATCCCCGTCCATGTCGTTTAATTCTTCTGCGGTTGTATCGCTAAAATCCGGGTCAACAAAAGTCTTCTTAAAGTATTTAAGGATGTTCTTCGGGTCCACCTGTTCAGCTTGCGGCACACCAGGGCCAAAATCCTGGCTAAATTCTGCTTTGTCACCCCAGTTTGGATGCTTGTATTTTACCGTTATATCAAACATCTCAATATACTGCCTGTGGGTTAACCGCTCGCCGTCCGGCCCCCTGTCAATCTTGTAGTTATCTAAATCTACCATGTATTACCCTCCTTAACTGATATTTATGCCCTTAGAAGTAAACTCAACATCTGCGCTTGCATAGGCTTCTTCTGCGGTGTAAACCTTGCTGCCGGAGTCGCTGCATACGGCGTTTGGCAGCGTAATCGTGTTCTGGCTTAAATTCCAGACCAAATCACCCATCAGTTTGCGGATAATGGCATCGGCTTTTTGGTTTGGCTGTTTTGGCCCCGCAACCGTGGCGGTTAGTATGGTTTCCCTTATGCTTGGCCGCAGTTCAACGCCTATTCTGTTGGCCGTGTTCTTGGTTTCTATGTTGTTATTGATTTCCAGGCTAACAGAATTGTACTCCGGCGCAAGTGCCGCTCCTTGCCAGGTTGCAGTATTATCTAGGAACTTTTGCTCATCGCCATCGTGGGTATCTACCTTGCTACCGCTTGAAGGCGTTACAGGCACACCTTTGTCGCCTTCTATACCCCAGTAAGTCTCGCTGCCGTAGATTGTCATGTAGGTTGTGCCGCTGCCGTCCGTTACGGTTAGGTCCCCGGTGAAGTCGTCAATGGCCCAAACTGCGTAGATTTCTTTAAGGGTTGCCGTGGTTGTGCCGCTGCCGTCGCTTAGGCTTACGGTTTCCGTGGTCTCGGTGTCGGTGTCATCTATGCCCTGTACTTCTACATCCCCGCTTTCTGACGTACTGGATTCTATCGTAAGCGTGGTTGCACTACCGGGCTGGTCTATATGGTACGGTCGAACCTTTGGGGCCATATATTCCAAAGTTACTGTAAGTGGGCTGTTATCTTCGGCGTCGCCTTCCAGGGTCAAAGTATTGGGCGCGCAGTGCCTTGCAACAACATACACGTCCCGGCCTGCGCCATCAGCGCCTTCGCCTGGATGTTCCACCTTCCATATAACTGTGCGCCGGTTAAGCATATTATTGGCTTTGCGTATAATGGCCTCGTAAACCGGCGCGCAATTTACGCTGTCAACTGTGCTGTCCGTGATCGCGGGCATTGCAATACTGCCCTGCAAATTGAATTCAGTGGTAAAAGTATGTTCCTCCTGGCCCCTATCGAACTTTTGCGGGTCTATATGGCCAACGCCGGTTCGTGGGTTAATCGGTACTTCGTTGGTCCAGTCGTAAACATCAACTACATCCGCAAAAGGCAAAAGGTGGGCGTCGTCAGGAATTGCCAAATCGTCATCTTCTTCAACGTGATGTACAGACTGCGGTAATATCGCGCTAGAGTCAGCCATCGTTACCTACCTCCAGTTCTTGGTCTGTGTCTTCCGGTTCTTCCGCGGTTTCAACTTCCGCGGTTTGCGTGCTGTGTTCTTTTATTTTCGGGTAATGCTCCACCAGATATTCGCCCAATTCCTGTGGAACCTGGGTTGTGCCGTTGCTGGAAAATTCCAGCGGTTCATCCATTTTGTCCCGCAGGAAAAGGCTTTTAGTATCTCCTACACACTTAATCCACATAATTATCACCGTGTTTTGTAGCTGTATTTTACGAATGACATCCTGCGGAAAATCACCGGTTGCCGGTCTTTTTCATGCCTGTCCTGGCCGCTATCCCAGGCAATATAATCGTAACCAGGCAGTAAAATCACTTTTTGTCTGGTTATACGGCCCGCTTCTTTGCGGGCGCGGTCAAGCCAGCCCTCCGGGCTTATGATGTTGTCGTCATAAGTACCTAAATCGTGAGCGCCTTCTTTGGTGATCCAAAGGTTCACCTGGGCCTGGCCCACTTTTTGCTGGACTGGGCCAGAATTGCTCATTGCTACGTACCCGGTTTCGCCTACGGAATTTTCCGTGGTTGTTGGTATTGTCATGGCCGGCAGGGTTATCCCGTCAGGATAAACTTCGCTGAAAGATTCTGTTTTAATATCAAGGGGTTTGGCCACATTGGCTGTATCCCAATTAGCGTCGTAAATTTCTATCAAAGATTCCTTTATTTCGGGCGGTGTTGTCATTGTACTATATTCCTCTCAATTTGAACTTTTAACTTGCCCTTTTTAGACGGTTTGCGCTGCCTAATCGAGTACTCAAAGCCGTCTATTCTAAAGCGCGTGTTTGGGTTTAAGTTGACCCCGTCACTTATGATTATGGTCATTATTTCTTTTTCGCTGGATCCAAGGCTGCGCTGCAACCTGTCGGCATCTGCGCCCTGGCTTTTGGTTAGCGCCCGGATAGTGGTTTCGTCTTCGGATAGGTATTCATAAACCGGGTTGCCGCTTTCATCTTCACCGGTTTGCGTACGCGGCATTTTTGTTATGTCTTCGCCGTTGGCTTTAATAAAATTCCGATTGCGCCTTGCCCTGCTCATGATACCCTCTCTGCGGTTATGCTGGCCCGCAAGTTGCCGGTGTCAACCGGGCAGCGCATTTTTGCATACGCTTCTATCCGCAGGGCCAGAACCCTAATTAGCTTGTTGATATCGTAACCTACAGAATCCCAAATTTGATGAATTTCCTGCAAGGCGGCATCCGCAGCCGGGAAAAGATAAGGCTGTGCTGCCATTTTAGAAGTGCCAAACTCAACGAAAACGGAATACTCAACGGCGCTGCCAACAAGGTAAACTGGCCCGGCCTCCATTATCATATTACCGAGCCAGGCATCGCAGGCATCAAACCCGCTCAACTCTGTCATCACCTTGATTGTGCCAGCCATAACTACCCCGTATGCTTAAATTTTACGTCTTTAGTGTCGGTTGTGGTATCCAGCTGACCCTCTTTATCCAACATCAGGGCTTGCTGGCCGTACTGTGTTGCGTTGTAGCCCATGCCGGTTTCACCTGCGTAATCTTCCCTGTCGCCTTCAATGCTTTTACTTTCAACGCGTTTATCCCTAATTGCTGCGTAATGGGCCGCAAGCCATTTTTCTATCTGGGCCAGTCTGTCGTCTGAATATTCAAGGTCTTTTACGTCCAAGTGGGCGGTGTCTATAAAAGGCGTTAAATTATCCAAATCAGTATCTAGAATTTCCTTAACATCGCTTTCCTCAACAAAATTAGCCATAATCAGAACCCGGGGCGGCGCGCCAGGCCCCGGTGTTCGTCGTACACCTCCACTTAAGTATTAAGCGTCAGTAGCGTAGCAGATCCCCGCGTTGCCGTCCTCATCTGACATTACACGTGGGGCCATTGCGGAAAATATCTTGTAGTTGGTTACATACCCACCGTGGGTTTCCCATTCAACGGCCTGTAAGTCAGCTGCGTATGGCAGCTGGATTATATCTTCAACGGGGTCAAGGGCAACAACGTAATTGTCATCAAGCTGGTCAACTTCTACCAGCTGGCCAACTTTTGCCATGTTTTCTATTCTGTCCATCAACTCCAAATCCCCGCTGCCTTCCGGGTCCGGTATATTCATGGCCTCGTACGCATCATTGGCCAGGAAAATAATCAGCGGCCCGTGGTGGCGGTTGTCTTTGAGCGTCTGGATCAGGTGCTTTATATCCTCGTAAATATCCCCAGGGTTGCTCCCCCAGCTGCCTGTCCAGCCACCATCACTGGTTACGTTTATGCTGTCATCATGGGTAAGCAATCCGGGCGCTGGGTTGCCATTTAGGGTTACGTCAGTGCCGTGGAAAAGTGTATCTTCCAGTTTGGCAGTAACGTGCCTGGTTATCTGGCTTATCATGGCGCTGTCAACGGTTACGTTCTGCTTGTTTTCAAGCGCCATAAGTTTTCGCGCGCCCAGTTGGAAATCCCCGTGGGTTAACGGGATGGGGATCATGTAATTTTGAAAATCAGGCTGGTCGCCCGGGGCCTGGTCTTGGAAGTCCATGCTTTGGGTTACTTCCCCAAAGTCGGAAACCTGTTCCCACATATCGAATAAAACGTGCAAGCCGCCCAGATTTTGCTCAAGCCCTTCGTTTTGCAGGGCCTGGATGGCCTGAAAACGCCTGCGGGCAATCTTGTAAATTTGATCGTCTATTTCCTTCCAGGCATCTTTGGGCAGCGTTCGGTTAGTCCGCAGCGCTTTGGGGTCAAAGTTGTTCTGCTTAAGGCGTTCAAGCGCGTTGGCTGTCAAATCTCCAAACATCTGTGCTGTGGACTGGTTAGCCATAAGTCTTCACCTCTGAATTAAAGTTTGAGTATCTTGGTCAACTGGCTTTCACCGCTTGAAACGTCTTCTAATGCTATCGCGGTGGCCACACCGTCTGTCGCGTTTACGTCGAGCTGGCCCTCGTGGGCTGTACTATGGTCCCCATTGGCGGTTTTGTACAGTATGTCCCCTGCGGAAACCGCAGCGTCGCCGGCATCGTCTTCCGCGTAAACGTAGGCCATGCCCTCTTCCCCGCTGTGTAATACATACCAGCGTATAAGGTCGTCTGCGGCATATACTTGATCTAGGCCCTCTTCAAAGCCTCCGCGTACAACTCGCAGTCCGGGCCTGGTTGTCTGGTGTAGCCGCATTTCCCAGCCGCTATCATAGTTAACTTCAACAACTTTGCCCGGATGCATCTCTTCGGCCGCCGGGGCTGGACCGGTATCTATGTTTTCCTTTTGCAAGGCCCCACCGGGCAGGTTCTTTCGTAGGATTGCGTTGTCAGCCATTGTTATTCACCCTCTTTTCTGCTTAAAACTCCACTGGTCTCAACCAGTTCGACTTCCGTTGTGCCGCCCTGATTGCTTGCAAGGCTGCCCCCAGCGCCGACAAAGTTGCCTGGTATGGCGTTTTGCTCTGTCTTTTTAAGCGCGCTGAAAGGCATCTTTTTGAGTTCTTCTTTGGTGTAATTTACCCGATCCGAATTTGCCAGCTTGTTAACCAGGTTTTCTTTCTTTTCCTGTTCGGTTACCTCCCTGGCCGCATTTTTAGCGATCTCCATTATCTTTTCTTCGCTTAGTTCGCTACTCTGGTTTTCCTCTGACTGATCCGTTTCAGGTCCTTCGGTTTCTCCTTCCTCTTCTTCCGGCTCTTCGCCCCCGCCCTCTTCAAGGTTTTTGGCCATTGCCTTAAGAACCTCCTCCTTGGTATCCAGGAGATCACCTTCGGACAGGTCTTCTGTACCGGCCTTCTCCATGATTTTTTCTACAAGCTCTTGTTTGTTGTCCATGTTTTGCTCACCTCTAAATAGATTAAATACTTTGTCTATTACGCTCAAGCTGTTTTCGCTATACTCAACGTCGAATTCGTCTTGCAACAGGGTTTTGGTTTTGGCAGCCGCGGAATCGTATGCACTTTGTGGTACATCTGCTGCTTGGCCGCGCCCACCGCGTACACTTGCAAGGGCGTTTTTATATAATACACCGTTGCCGTCAACTACCTGGAAAAACGTCAGTATATTCCATTCGTCGGCATCCTCCAAGCCCAAAAGGCTGGATTCAGCTGCAATCCTGCGCTGCCTATCGTCCATGTCTGCAACGGTGTCAACATCCCAGCCGCGTTGGGCGGCAAATTCTGATAGGGTTTGCCGGCTCCAACTTTCCGTACTTGTGTTGCTGTAAGTCGGTGTCCTGGCAGTGCTGCGCTGGTTTTCAGACTTCACATTATCATCACCTCTCTGGTTTTTAAGCGGCACACCTACACCATCCGGCAAAGACAGTTCGCCATATTCATCCGGCAATATAGCCAGGTGGTCCGGCTTAAGGTTAATCTGCTTGCCTTTGTATTTTTTGCCTTTGTAAGTACCGCTTTCCTGTACGGTATCGTGCCAGTAGCTCGTGGAAACGTCCATTGGTTCTCCGGCTTTAAGCCGCCGATAGGTTTCGTACACTTCTTTGGCCCGGGCGTTGTTTTGCTGGGCTTTGTTCCGGGCTTTTTCTTCGTCTATCCAAATTTCACCCTTTAACTTGTTTTCCTCTACCCTGATGTTGTAAAAACGACCTACTACACGGTTATCTATTATTTGCAGTTCGCGGGCGCTGTGGTTTTTAGGATGATGTATCGGTATAGGTACGTCAGTCCAAAGGTTTTTCGAGTTCCTAATTTCCTGGCCGGGCAAAAATTGCCCTTTGACAACGGCCTCTTTTAGCGCCACAACCGGTATAACCAGGTGGGGCCTGCCTTCCAGGGTATCTGTCCTGATGCCGCCCTGGTTAGCGTTGGCCGTAAACCTGGCTAGGTCTTTTTTAGCTAATTTGTTTGTCAGTTTTTCTGGCATATTTTCAGCCCCCAAAGATACCTGGTCGTAATTCGCGTTGGCCACTTTTATTGCCCGTGCATCGCAGGTGCTTTCGTCGCCACCTTGGTCAAGGCACTGGGCGCGTACTTTATTGGCCAATTTTACCCATTGCTTTTTTTCCGTTTGGGTTAAGCCCTGTATATGGTCGTTTGCATCATCAATTGTCCAGGGCATTTTATCCCTCTACCCAGGTTGCCTTAATATGGAAATCCCCTTCCGAACCACTTGTAGAATTTGTCACCCTGATTAAGTGATTTGTGTTGGCAGCAAAAATATAATTCATTACAACGCTGGCTTCCCCACCTATTTCCGCGTTCTGTTTGCCGCCACCCGGGATAAATTCGCTCGGCAGTTCAGTACCGTCCGAATCTATTGTTGGTCCTTGATACATTTCCGCTGTGGGGCTGGTTGTTTCGATTTCGTTTATGCAAGTGGGGCCAACGTCAAGGGCGCTGCCGTTTGCGCTAACTGTGGTTCCTCTAAAGGGGTTAATCTCTGTCTTAACTGTGGACTTTACAACAACTGAAATGAAGAGCGGCTGGTCGCCTGCAATTATTAGTACATTTTTGCTGCCACCCGCCGCCACCGCGCTAAAAACGTGGCTGGCCTGGTAAACCTGGCCGCGCCGGTTTTCAGCTTCAAAGTGATCAACCATTTCCACTAACATTGCTCTATCTAACTTTGGTATCTTTTTGTTAGCCATAATTCACCTCCGTTAAAAGCCTGTCTGTGGAAAGTTGCCGGTTCCCAGCAACATCTGCAATTAGGATGTAAAGGTATCAAGCCGTGGGCTTCTTCTATTGTGTACTTTGTGCCGGAAAGGCTCGAACATTCCGGGCAAACTCTGGCATCGCCTGCGGTTAACCATTCCACCTTTGCGGACACTTCTTCAACGCCCATCTGTTCGTAGCGGGTTAGCGCTGCCTCGTTATGGACGTATATTGTCTCTGTCCTTGCCATAGTCCGGGCGCGGGTTATGCCTATCTTGTCCACCCTGTTATTTAGCTGCCTGGCCATTTTGCGCGGGTTAAACCCCTGGGAAAGCCCGTTGGTTAAAACTCGGCTAATTTGGCCGTCCACTTCATCTGTTATGTTTTTGAGCGCCTTGAAGTTACGCGTATAAAGTAATTGCAGCTTTTGCTTATGGATAGGCTGGTTAAAGATATTACGGAATTCTGCCCGGCCCAGCCGTGGTACGTCCATGCCGGCTTGCCGCATTTTTCTTTGAGCCTGCCTGACACCGCTATTATAGGCCCTGCGTACGTACTGCTTTTGCCAGCGGTCGGGAAATTGCTCAGGCGGTTCTAAAATGCCTTCTTTTAGCCTGCCGTCCAACCAGTTGCTAAAAACATCAACCTTTTCGGCATCTGTTTTAAAGACAAAATCCCCTCTGTCGGGCAATTCTGCAAGCTGGCTTTGCGGCCCCTGGCCCAGTTCGAACACGTCTAAATCGACCACTGCTTTGCGTATTAGGCCCTTCAAATGCCGGAAGCGCTTGTAAGCTGCCGCCATATAATCCCGCCGCAGGGTTTTGGTACGGGTAGGGTCCACATTCTCCGCGGCCTGGGCCAGCTGCTCAAGGTATTTGGATTTGCCCGGGTCGCTTATCAGCTTTTCTTCTTTGCTGTGGTTGTGGTCGCAGGTTTTGGCGTGTTGTGGGGTCATACAAGGCCCCCGTGGGTTATTTTTCTAATCTGGTCAGTTTCTTGGCCGCGGCAAATTGCTTTCGGACTTGCTCATTTTCTTCGTTATCGCTTAATTGCTGCTCTGTGGGCATTTCCCGCGGTTCCATGTCGAATACATATTTACGGATTTCGTCTTCATCCATCAGGCTTTTGGGCTGCCCACCGCTGGCCTTGTCGAGGGCTTGCGCCCGTTTATTTGCTATTTCAGCGCGTTCGCTAACTGTGGGCGTCCAAAGGTTTGGCCACTCAACTTCGTAACCGCCGTTTTTGGGCGGGGTTAATACGTTATAGTCAACCAGGTGGTCAATTAACTTTTCCAAAATCATTGGGGCTGCAAACTGATTTTGCCTTTCTTCTACGCGGTCAAACCAGTTCTTTCTGTCCTGGCTGCTTGCCAGTTCGGCGCGTTCACTACCGGTTAAAATTCGCTTTGGTATGCCGGTTTTTGCTGCAATAACAGAAATCGCAATGTCAAACGGGTTTGAGGGATCTATGTTGGTGTTGCCGGCCAGCTCGTTAAGGTTAACGCCACTGGTGGTAAATACCCGCTTAAAGCCGTGAAGAAAGGCGTTAACTTCATCGGTGATCTCGTCAAAATCTTCATCTTCTAAATTCGCATTTTCCTTTTCTTCAACGTGGTAGCCCTTTGCCGCTTGCTGCCAATAGGCTTCGGGCGCAGCGCCCAATAACTTGTCTAGATCTTGCAACCGGTGAAAAACTTTTTGTAGCCTTGGTTCACCGTACACTTCGTTGTCTAAAAGGCCCTCTGCAACGTGGATTACGCGTGAATAATGTACGTCTTCGTGGGCTTCTTCCATCTGGAAGCCCTCAATGTCGGCTTCCATGTCAATATCGTAGAGCGTGGGCCGACCAAACCGTTCTTCGCCGGTTTCGGTTTCAAACTTTTCAATTTCGGCCTTTTCTTCCCAAAAGGGCGTTAAATAATTTATGCCCTGCGGGTTGCTGATTTCCTGCGATAGATCGTTATTGTTTTCGTCTTTAAAACCAATCAACAAAACGCCATATCTGCCAATACCGGACAGTTTATCAAGGCGTTCTAGGTAATGGAATATCTTATGTTGGCTTACAAGTTGCTGCCACCCTTTGATAAAATCGCTTTCGCCCTCGGAACCATCTTTGACCTTGGGCCTTTTGCGCCAGGTGTCGTGAGCGGGCCTGTCCACTATTACGCTTGCAATGTCCCGGCTGTCGTAGAAGTCACGAAAGTGTTCCGGTTGCGGGTTTTTGGTATAGCCCAGGGCTTCTTCTATATCCCGTTCTCCTCCAAATTGCAGGCCAGCCCTGCTCAAGCCGCGGGTTTCCATCAGGTCGCTTGCAAAATTAGCGCCCATCTGGGCAAAAGAGGATAAATCTTGTGGGTTGTGGCCATTTTCAGAACTCATAAATTACCACTTTCCTATTGGTAAAAAGGTTACCGGCCTGCGGGGATTATACAAGTATGCTTTTTTTAAATCAAATAGATCAGTGGCTGCCTGGGCTGCCGCCACTGTAACCGCCGCTTTTGGGCTTTAAAAAGGTCAGCGCCCAAACTGCCGCGTCCAAGCGGTCTGGTGAGTTCTCGCCAGGAACCCAGGTGGTATATTGCCGTTCTAGTTCTTCAAATTTGTCTTTGTCTTCCGGGTCATCAAGGTGGTAGGCCCGGCCCTGCTCATAAATTGCGGAAATTGGTTCTGCCCTTACGTCTTTTCCGCGACTTGCGTTTACCAGCTTAACTGGCACTCTCTCCATGTCCTGGATTGTGGTTTTAACCATATCACCGCCCTGGTTTTTCTCTGCAACTATCCTGTCAGCCTGGTAGGTATGGAATGCCTTGATTGCTTTACTGGCCCAGCCGTGAGGGCTGTATCTGCCGCTTAAATCGTCCAGCAAATAGAACTGATCGCCACGCCTGCCGGCCACAACTATACCGGTTTCGTCGCTTTCGGTTTTGTTGGTTGTGGCGGGGTCAACGCCCACTGCAACGCGCTCAAAGTTTATTAGGTGGCCGTTTTTGATCAGTTCTTCTTTGGGTTTGTACTTAATAATTTCGTGATCCCAAAGGGCGTCCGGGTTGTCAGTTAAAATTTCTGCTTCCAATTCCTGCCGGCCCATTCTGGTATTGCGGTATCTAGCTACAACCGTATTCATAAACTTATCTGAAAGGTTATCTACGTTCTCCCAGGTTGTACCAGTGGTAAATACTACGTCCGAGCTTTCTTTTGCTTGCTCTTTTAGTTCTTCCATGATTAATATGGGCTTTGGGGTTGTTGTTATTATTTGTCGAGGGTCGCTTTGGCGACAGGCAAATTGGATATTGTCATAGGTTTTGCGTGGGTAATCCCAGGCGGCTAGTTCGTCCATCCATACCAGGTCGTAACCGCCACCTCGGATATTGTCAGGTTTGGCCCCCGTCCTAACGTGGGCCAGCGTTCCGTCCGGCCATACCAGGCGCTTGTTACCTGGTTGCCAGTCGGGTTGCAGACTAGGCGGCATAATTGCCAGTATCCCGCTGCGTTCCTCTTCAATCATGTCTTCCCTGGCATCCTGCGGGTTTTTTGAAACTAAAAGCATTTTGCGGGTTTCGCCGGCTTCTATAAAGTGTCTGATGGTTTCAGCGGCAGTCCGGTTTTTACCCCAGCCCCGGCCCGCCACAATTAGCCAGGTCATCCAGTCGCCGGCGGGCGGTAGCTGTTCTGGCCTGGCCCAGGCTTCCCAGTCATACAAAAGGGCGTGGGCTTGCTCGGCAGTCAACTCGTTATAAATAAACTGCCGACGTGGCTCAGGCTTAAGTTGTCTCAGAGAGTCTATCAGCGAGCTTTTGCTGCGCGTTTTCAAGTGTTACCTCGTGTCTGTCAGGTTCTTTCTCCACTTCACCCAGGCTTTGCAGTAATTCAACTTCATCGCTACCCAGGTTGTTAATAAACCGCAGTACGCCCAACATCGCGCCGTATTGCGGGTTGCTATCGTTAAAGGGTTTGCGGGCTTCTTCGGCTTCGTTTTGTAGCTGCCGCAACATTTCCCAGGCTTTGTGCTTTAACCGCTGCTTTTCAGCTACAACGCTTTTGGCCAGCGTGTCGGTGTCGTCGAAATCCCACACTTTGTCGAGCCATTCATCGCGGTTATACCAATCTTTACGTACGGTTTTCAGGCTAACTGTACCTTCGTGAGCGCTTAAGCTGGGGTCATTGCAAATTTTTTCTTCTATATTTGCCCAGCTAGCCCCCATAAACTTTAGAATACTTAACTGTCGCAGCCGCTTTTCTTTGGCTTCGGAATACATATCAGATCACCCCCCGACCTTATTTGTACTAAAAGGGGCCAAATCGGGCCATATTGAAAAGGCCCTGCAGTGGCCCCGGCCTATAAGTTCAAAGGCAGCGCTGTGCTTGTTTGCCGTGAAATTTGACATTTTGTGCATCCCGCCCCCCACAATTAAAAGTCAAGTTCACCCTGGCAGGCCCTACACTTAATTCCTGTCTTTTTGCAATTCAATTTATACTTTAAGTTGCCTGCTTTCGTTTTGCCAATACGGCAAGGGTCGCTATTCAACCTCTCCATCAGGCACGTTGTAATTATCAGGAAAATCCCTGACCTCAACCGGCCAATCCAGGTTGTCCTTGAGCAATACCGGAACATCTCGCCTGAGACCAAAGTCCAATAGCTCTTCTACCCATTCTTTATCGGGCTGCATACTATCAGGACCAGTCTTAGCCCCTATTATGATCCAGTCTAGCTCCTCTGCACCATACCAGACCTCTCTACCATCTCCTGTTTCAAGGTCTATTGGTCCAAGTAACGGCTCAAGACTAACGATCTTATTCATATAACTAGGTAGCTTGCTTAATCTAGGAAGGTTTTTACCAATCTCAACACTTGTACCAAGCCAGAAGTGATCCAGGTCTTCCGGCTTAAAGAACGTACTAATAACCTGCTGGTACCGCTTCGGGTTTTTGGTAAGGAACACAAAGTCGTGTTTAGGTAAATCTGCCGCCACGTCCAAGACACTCACCAAGTCCTTTATCGGTACCCACTCCCCGAACAAATCCCCCATACTGGAGACCAGGATTGAAGAAGGCTCAGCCCCGACAGGTTCGTCTAGGCGATCTTCCCAAAAAGTATAATCAAAACCGTTAGGGTAAATATCATTCATTCTTGTTTCGGCCAGCCTGCGGGCATAGCAATAACCGCAATCGTGATAGCATCCTGTAACCGGGTTCCATGTATAGTCAACGTATTCTATGCCTGTTTTATTCATCATCTATCACCTTGAACCTCCTGGCCATGCGACTTGACGCTCCCCAAGCCAACCGCCTGACCCAACTTAGTACTTTCTGGTCTCGTCCATACGGAGCCGGTATGATCTTACTTGTCGGATTTTTCCGGCACTCTGCGTTGAGGCTGTTTTCGGGGTACGCCTCCAACCAGCCATAACTGGACGGGATCTCGTCTCTTTCAAACATTCCTGCTGGCGTAATGATGTATCTATAACCAGTAATCTCGGTTTCCTCTCGTTCAACAGAATCTTCGCGTAATTCCTCGCTATCTTCCGGTCCCGTAGGGGTCAGGTCAGAGGGATCTTCTCCGAAGTTTCCGAACTGTCTCGAGAAATCCGATCTTGATGCTTTCGCTTCGACACGTCTTAACACCGCCGATTCTATGTCAGGTGTAATAATTTCCTTATACTCCTGAAAGGTATATCGTTCCCATTCACGGTCATAGGTAAACCTTTCCCTGCCCCAATTGATCTTTATTCCACCAACATCTATACGCCCACCGTCGTCATCAGTAGCCTCCATACCAATTATCTGGCATTTATCGGCAAGCCACTTCCAAGCTGCCAGCTTCAATCCGAAGTGCGTATCAGTCTCGTTGTTGGCATGGCTTAAATAGAATCGCAGTTTGCTCATCTTTTCACCCCCATCCAGGGCCTTTGTGGCGGTTGCTTTTTTGGGGTTTCCCGGAATTCAATGGAAAGCGGTGGCGTGGTCGTTAAGTTGCGGTACATCCGGCTTTCCCAGCGCGCCACTTCTTCCTCTAATTCTTCCACCAGTTCGTCCTTGTTAGTAGTTCCAGGTTCTCGGCCAAAAACACGATCAAGCATACTCATTTGTGGCCTCCTTTCACTTAGGTCTCGTCCTATCAGAGGAACTATGAGGGATAATCTTACCACACTTTGTGCATTTCCACCCATAGAACTTTTCCCTATACTCGTGGTTGCACTTGTCAGGCTTACTCATTTGTGGCCTCCCGTTTCTATATCAAAATCGTCTAGGTCAATCGACTTTAAGGTTTTGCGTACTTCGTTAACCTGCTCAAGGGCCTGGTTGATCTTTTTTAAAAATTCGGTTGCATCAATTTCCACGGTTTCTGT